GGCCAGTTCCTTTCCGGCCTGATAAACGCTGTTTTACTGCGTTAAGTTTTGCCTGTTGTGCACTGACACGCGCCAGCGCGTCGCGCTGACGGTTAAGCTGGGCAGTGGTTTCACTGATACGGTTTTTCAGTCCCTGCTCATCATGTGCAAGATTGCGGGTATTAATTCCCACAGCGGCCAGTTCCCGCTGCTGGCGTTTAACGGAATCTGTCAGGCGGTTATATTTCGCCTGTAAGTCCTCCGCCGCACGCTTTGCGGATTCCAGCACTTTCGCCTGAGCACGGGTCGGACGTTCGGTGTTTTTAAACTGTGTGGCAAGGGCTTCGGCCTCCTGCCGTGCCTTTTCAAGTGCATGACCAGTCACGGCGAGCTGTGCACTGGTCTTGCGGAACCCCTCAATACGGGATGCGTGACCGTTCAGCTCGCGCAGTGATTTTTGTGTTTCCCGGATATCCCCCGACAGCGACTTGCTCGCTGTGCGGATGGATTTAAACGGGCGGGATGCCTGGTCAACAGCCCTGAGCAATACCTGTAATTTTACATTGTTACTCATTCGTGTTTCCGCTTCGCCGGAGCGCCTTTTCGCGCCATGTGATGAGTTCGGTCAGGCTCATGGGATACAGTTCTGATGGCGGCCAGTGAAATATCACAGCCACATCTGCCATCAGGTCATCGACCGAGAGATTTTTCGGAAACGTCACTGCACCGAGTTCGGCGACAAAAAACCGACCACCTTACCGGCCAGCGCCACAAGGTCAGGCAGTTCCAGCGCGGCGACTTCCTGCTCGGTCAGCATCGGTGCCGTCATGCGCGGCAGCACCTTAATCAGTGCATCGACTTCAGAGTTCGCGACCGCAGCCAGACTGACACCGCGCAGCGTCCCGGCATTGGGTTTCATCAGCGTGACCTGTTCGATAACCTGCTCACCACGCTTGACCGGATTGTCCAGGGTAATCACATTTTCTTTGTTCATGGTTTTCTCACTTCTGAATCGGTGTTAACCGGTCAGCCAGGCTGACCGGATGAAAATCACAGGCCGATATTGCGGCGGTGTTGCTCCAGCCGGTCGACGCCGTTCACCTTCTCAATCATGTTGATGGTGTCGATTTCGACCAGCTCCTTACCGTCCATCGTCAGCCGGAAATAGGTGCAGACCACGGAGATTTTCGACTCGGTGTCTTCTCCCTGTTTGCCCTCGCCGGTGTCGATTTCTTTCTGACGTCCACGCATGACCACTTCGACGGCCACCGTTTCGCCGGTATCGTCGCGCTGGTAAGAGCCTGCAAAACGAATCGGCACGGCATCCACGCCGGTTGCGGCGTAAAGCTCCCAGATAACCGAATCCGGGAAGCCCCCGAGCGACCACTCCATTGACAGCGCATCATCATCAAGGCCGAGGTCTACCGGTGCGCTGCCGTTCATCCCCGCACCGCGATAGTTTTCGAGCTTACGGGTCAGTTTTGGCAGCGTGACGGACTTTGCAACGCCCTGATAGCTGTAGCCGTTCAGAAAGACGTTCATTAACTTGAGTTTGCGCGGCATTGCCATCGGTCAGGCTCCTTAATTGCTGTTAACCGAGGTGACCAGATTTGCCAGGTATTTATCGGTAATACGCTGGCGCAGGGTCAGGTTTTCGAGAGGAGGCACCGGTGTATAGTCGTAGTCGATATACAGTTTTCCGGCCTTGAGGGTTTCCGCATCGTTGGATTCTTCGCTGAACCAGCATGAGCCATCCACGATATAGCCGTTTGTTTTCAGCTCACGGAATTTGGCATTGATGCCGTCAACGATGTCGCGAATCAGCGTTGCGGTGATGGGCTTGTCCACCGCCCACATGTGCGCCTCAGCCATCGTGTCGGCCAGCACCTGCGCGGTGCGGGTGTAGTTTTCAAAGAGGAACAGCGGGTCATCAGAGCAGGTACGGTTACCCCAGAAGCGGAAACCGTCGCGGCGAATCAGCGTTGTGACGCCTGACTCATTAAGCAGGTCAGCATCGGTGCCGGACTCCTGCAAATCCCAGAATACAGATGCGCTGATGCCGGTAACACCGTTCACACCGACGTTGGACAGCGTTTTATGCCAGCCCTGCTCCTGGTCGATTTTGGCACGCAGCCCCAGCGCACGGGCGGTGGCATACGCGGTGGCGGTGGTACTGGTGACCGTATCCCATGCGAGGAAATCCGGCCAGATGACCATCAGCTCACGCTGGCTGAAATTCTGGCGGTAGGCTTTCACCTCGGAAATGGTCTTACAGCCCCATGCGCTGATATATCCGAAAGCGCGCAGCTTCTGACAGACGGATGCCAGTGCAACAGCCACCTCTTTGGTATCCAGCCCCGGCACACCGAGAATACGCGGTTTAACACCGGTTACCGACTCCGCCGCCAGCAGGGCTTTTAGTCCGGTGTACTGACCGTTTTCGTCGGTGGTGCCGATGATATTGGAAACGGTCTGCGCGAGTTTCGTTTCCTCGTCATCACCGGTGCCGTCTTCCACGCGCACGACAACGGTGACCGGTTTTGACTGGTCAGCGATGGCCTGCAACGATGCCGCCAGCGTGCCTTTTTTACCGGCCTTTGCAATTGCGCTCTGCACATTGGTAATCAGCACAGGTTTATTGAGGGGGAAGGTTTCCGCATCCGCATCGCTGGCCGTGCAGACCATGCCGACAATGGCAGTGGATACGGTGGAAATGACGCGGGTGCCGTCGTTAATCTCCAGCACCTGCACGCCGTGATGATAGTCACTCATCCGTTTAACTCCGTGGTTAATGGGTGAGTGGTATTTTCAGTTGTGCCGGAGATGTCAGGCTATTTGTCCCGGTTGGCTAAGGGATGACACAATTTATTCTTTGTCGCTGATGAGGGAAATTTTTTATAGAGCGTGGACAGGCCAATATCAAAAATCAGCGCCACACGTTGACGAGATTCCCCCGCAGCCAGCAACCGTCCGACCTGCTCCCACTCACTCGCGGTGAGTTTCGGACGCCTGCCACCAATACGACCTTTAGCTCTGGCCGCTTCCAGTCCGGCGCGTGTCCGCTCGACAATGAGTTCTCGCTCCATTTCAGCCAGGGCACCCATCACATGAAAGAAAAAACGCCCCATCGGCGTGCTGGTATCAATAGCATCCGTCAGACTGCGAAAATTAACGCCGCGTTCGCGCAGTTCCTCAACCAGAATGACCAGATGCCGCATACTACGCCCCAGCCTGTCCAGCTTCCAGACTACCAGAGTGTCACCTGCTGATAATGTTCTGAGCAGTTTTTTCAGTCCCGGTCGGTCGGACTTCGTGCCGCTGATTTTATCCTCAAAAATCCGCTCGCATCCTGCGCACTCCAGCGCGTTACGCTGCAATTCCGTGTTCTGGTCATTTGTTGACACGCGTACATAGCCAATAAGCATGAGCATCCCCCTGAATAAAAACCGGAGATGATGCCTGTTGCACGTAATCTCTGCATTTTCTTAAACGTTGGTTTGGGAGAAGGTTCGGCATTACCCGTTGGCGTGCCTGTTCCGTGGCCTTCCGCCACTCCGCCAACAGGCTGGCTGAAATGCAACGGTGCCGCTTTTTCTGCTGAAGAATACCCGGAACTGGCAAAGGCTTATCCGACAAATAAATTGCCTGATTTACGTGGTGAGTTTATTCGTGGCTGGGATGACGGGCGTGGAGTGGATAGCCGGTCTTCAAAACGCTTAAACTCATTCATCCCACTTGCTCACCAGTTCGCCATTGATATACAGCTCCACCGGGCGGGTGACCGGCTCCGGCGGCGGGGGTTCCGGGATATTCTTCACATGCAGTGCGCCGTCCACCTCGCTGACCAGCGTGCGCTCGGTCAGCATCAGACTGATGCTGATATCAAAGCTGCTGTCATTGTTGATGTCTGCATAAAACGTGAAGCCCTTTTTCTGACCTTCGTCAGTGGTCATGATGTCGGGCTGATTTTCCCGCAGCCACGCCAGCACCGGCACGATGAGCAGGTCAAAATCACCGGTAAAGTCGGTCACAATGACATTGAGCGTGTAACGCTTTTCGAATGACAGCGACGTCGCCAGTGTGGAGGCAATACTCCCGTTATCCACGAATATCCGCAGCATCTCGGGGCTGGTTTTCAGCACCGTGACGGCATCAGTCAGTGCCCTGCGCAGGCTGTCGGGTTTGAGCATCGTTTTCGTCCTGACAGTGTTTAATCATTTTTACCTGGCTGGCACAGCGTGCCAGCGCGTTCTCAAGCTGCCGGATATCGGCACTTAAATCGCCGTTCGTCTCCGGGTCACTGCCCGGCATCGGGCAAAGACTCACTTTCGGGCAGGCGTTGGCGACAATCACTGGCGTCAGTGCAGGCGGGGCGCTGGTGCAACCGGCGCACAGCATCAGGCAGGTCAGCACCGTACCAGCGGCGAAAATCTTCGTTTTCATTGAGTAATCTCGTGATGGTTTTCTCGCGCTGTGCTTCACGCTTCGCGGCGTTCTCCAGTTCCTGACGCAGTGCCACCTGCGCCAGCTCGTTTTTGTCTGCCCTGGTGAGCGCAACATGAAGCTGATTTTTCAGCATGGTGATGGTCGTCTGCTGCCCGCTGGCGACGTTGTTCGCCCTGTCCAGTGAGGCGCGCAGGCTGGCGTTTTCATGCTTCGCCAGAAACAGCCCCGCCACCGCCAGCGATAACAACACGACCAGTGCAATCATCAGCTTTGACATAGTTCCCGCCCCTCAAGACGCTGACGGCAGGCCGTGCGTATCAGCCGGAAAAACAGCGACGCCACGAGATAAATCAGCGCGGTAAAAATCCACCCGGCAGCGACCAGCGCGATAAACGTCGCCACCATCACCACCAGAGCCGCCGCCCGTCTGCGCCACGGCACCGGCTGCAAAAACAGCGACGTGACAATCTTCACGGCCAGCGATTCCGGCGGCAGCTCCCGTCCGTAGCGTTCCAGTACATACTCCGTGGCATACACCCCGACACCACCGGCAACCACACAGATAACCGTCGCCAGAATCGCCCAGGTGGCGACAAAACTGACGGCCACGCTCTGCGGGTAAATCAGGGACAGTGCCAGCATCAGCGCCAGCGACACGTGCAGCATCAGTGAAAGGGATAATTTCTTCATGGTGTTTACTCCGTTTAAGCCGGTACGCCGCCAGCGGTACGCCAGACGGTGACCAGTTTTTCCAGTGAATGCTCACGCTGACCGTAACCGGCACCCGGCAGGGACGCCCAGATATTGCGACAGCGTGAAATGGCGCGCTCAATGCGTCCCGCCCGGATGTCATCCAGTGCACCGCGTTCGCGGATCAACTGAATGGCAAGTCTGTCCTGTGACAACGGACTGAAATCCGGCAGGGCAAGCTGTTTGCGGTAGTGCGGCCAGAACAGGTAAAGCTGCTGATAGCGACCGGAGGCCGTGGATTTTTCACCGCGACGGTTAAACACCTTCGCCGGTCGGCCATGCGCGAACGGGTGGTCACTGTAGTCGGTAAAAATTTCCGGCTTCCCGTCCAGTCCGGTGACTATCACGTCATAGCCCCGGTTTTTCGTCAGCGGATGATTCGCCGTCCCTTCGGACACGGCCAGCATGTCGAGAAAGGCGGCGATATTCTGGTGCGTGTTAATTACCGGCATTACGGTTTCCCCCTGCCCTTAAAGCGGCGCTGAATGGCAATCTCAATCACCTGATAACCGGCGATACCCAGCATGGAGCCGATGCCGCACACCGCAGGCAGTGACAGGTCAGGAAACTGCACCAGAACAACACCGGCAACCATCGAGACAAAACCACCGAGCAACATGCGCCCGATAAACAGACGCGGGGTGATGGGTTCACCACCGGCAAGCACCTTGCCGACAACAATCAGCACCCCAATCATGAAAAGCGACAGGACGCTTTTTTCTTCTGCTGTCATGCGTTACTCCCACAGATTGACAGTTTCAGCCACGGGCGCTGTCTGAACGTCGGGCAGTTCGACGGCGGTGCCGTGTGGCAGCACCGCACCCAGTTCAGACAGTCCCGGATTTGCGGCGAGCACGGTCTCAACCACGCCCTCAGTGCGCCCGTAATACCGGACACAGATGGCGTCGAGCGTGTCGCCCTGTAGCGCAAAGGTCTTCATCAGATTTGACTCACGATGCAGCGCGGCTTGTCCTGGATACGCGCCACCGCCCAGCGCATATCCCGCCACAGCTCATCAATGGTGCTGTCTATGCTGTCGGCCTTTTTGTCGCCTTTCGCACTGGCATCCACGCCGCGATAACGCTCATAAAGCGACGCGGTCGCCATCGCACACACGGCGCGCTCGTAGTAAAAAACCTTGATGCTTTCACCGTCGATGTCGTCCGCCGGGACGTCCGCCAGACGCGTAAAACCGGCGGCAATTTTCTGTTCGCGGTACTCGTACAGCTCCGCATTCGTCTCCGCCATGCCTGACTTGATGGCCTCTCGCAGACGGGCGGGGGCGACGGTCTGCTCAAGGCGCATACGTTCCCGGACGCGCTTCGGGTCGATATCGGGAAAAAAGAACGTGTTTTTAATCACCGGCTCGTCGCCTGCCGGTTGCGGGATGACCACCGTACCCTCACCGGACACGGGAGCCTCCTTTCGCGGAATAATCAGCGTCATCATGACTACCTCTGAAAAGTCGGGCGGTGGACGCCGGTGCAGTGTCAGGTGATTCACCCTCACTGACCGGCGTGCCGCCCTGGCGCGGGGCGCATTCGGTTGTTAACTGGCTTTCTTTTTCGGGCGTCCACGTTTTGCCGGTGTCGCACTCCGGGTCTTACGCGGGGCGCGGGTGACCGCTTTTGGCTCCGGCTTCGGTTTCAGCTCCCGCTCCAGTCGTTCAATCTCTTTTTTGACGCCTGCCTGACAGTCGAGCTGTGTCGCACGTTGCAGGTGTGCCAGCGCACCGGCGGCATCACCACCGTCACGCAGAAACAGACCGGTGATTTTGTGCAGCTTTGCGCGCACTTCATCAGGCATGTCAGCCGTGGCGGTCAGTTCAAGGGTGTCCGTCAGCAGGCGGGGATCCACAGACTCACCGGCAGCGTGAGCGCGCATGGCCGCGAGCGCCACCTCCTCGGTGAACATGTACGGCGGGGTGCGGCGGTGTTTACCCGGCATGGTCAGACCGTACTTCAGGGCGTAACGGGCAATCTCCAGCGCGCCGGCAATATCACCGGTATCCAGACGCCACAGCATGACCGTCATCAGAATGTCATCCTGTGCGCCTTTGCCCTGCTCCAGCACGCCGTTCACCCACGGCAACCAGAACGGCAGCAGTTCGCGTTTTTTTGCGGCCTTCAGCTCTTTTGAATAAATCGCTTTCAGTGTGCGCTGGTCTGCGGCGAGCTTAACCAGCATCTGCTCATAGACAGTTGCATGTCGCAGCGGGGCGGCTTCCCGCTGCGCGGTCATCGCTGCCGAGACCCGCATCATGTGGCGCTGTGCGGGACTCGTCATCGGTTACGCTCCCGGCTCTGCGGTCGCCCTGGCCGGTGTGGAGAAATCACCGACCTTAATTTTTTCCACCAGACAACCGGCGGCGTAGTCTTCCACCACGTAATCAATGTTCATTGACTCGTAGTTCTCCACGCGGTCGAGTTTCGGGTTTTCCACAATCACGCGGCGATGGCTGTCATCCATGTAGTAGATGGACAGGTTTTCCAGCTTCGTGATGAGCATCGCATCCGCCGGGAAGTACGGGACACGTACCGCCGGCAGGTTACCGATGCGTTTCTGGCTGATGATGACGTCAGCGGCCAGCATTTCGCTGTTGTCCTGCTCCTTGTTGACGATGGGGAAATACTTGTCCGCCAGTAGCTGACGCCCCACAATCACCACAAGGTCAGGGTCTTCCTGATACCACGGCTCAATCAGGTTGTTGGTCGCATCCATCACCAGTGCATCGAGGCTGGCATAATCACCGCCCTTACCCACGCGGATGACCTCAGAGGTCGTGTGACCTTCCTCGTCAGTAACCTTGCTCATCACGCGCGCCGGGGCTTCATTGCGGTATTTCTGCAGCCAGCCGACCGCCACATCCTGCAGCATCGGGTTACTGCTGCGGTCAGAGGTTTCGGCACGCTTCACGCCGTTAAAACCGGCCATGATGAAATCAAGGGACTGGCGTTTGATAATGGCGTTACGGACACGGAGCTGGAAATCCTGATAACGCGCCCACAGGTCCAGCGTTTTGTAGCGGATATAAAAATCGAAGTTAATCTGGTCGCATTCGTACTTGTTTGACGCCAGCTTCGAGAAGTCCTTCGGCTGGCGCTCGGTGCCACCGGCGGTGTCGGTGGTGCTGGCGATGGAGCCGGTGACACCGATGCCAATTTTTTCCCCTTTCATTTCGCTGACCGGCACAATGTTGATGCGGGTCAGAAAGTCAGAGGACTCCTGCATGGTGTTCATCAGGGTCTGGGTGACCGACGGTTCAACGGTGAATTTTTTCGACACATCACCGGCGTCGATGCCGTTCAGTTCGGCAACACGGGACAGGTAAGCATTAAATTTAAAGCGGGTTTCCTGGCGCATAGTTTTTCCTGAAATTAAGGGTTAATCGTGAAGGTTTTCCCGGACTGACTGACGCCGGTCAGCAGTTCGTCATCAGGGCGTCACCGCCACCACCGGTGGCCTTGCTGCGGCGCTGCTGGGTCAGACTTTCGGTGTGGTCGAGACTGTTTTTCAGGCGGGTGAATGCCTGGCTGGTTTCATCCGCCCTGTCAGTCACCTCCTGCTTAAGTGCGGAAAAGGCGGTTTCCATCTCAGCGAGGCGCTGCTCAGTGGCGCTCAGTTTTTCCTGCACATGTTCAGCAACAGCGGTCACCGCTTCATGCACATCATTCAGACGGGCGTCATCGCTGGCCTGTTTGCGGCCAAAAATGGATTTCACCTTTTCGGTCAGGGCGGTGAACACGGTTTCAGGCAGGTCTTCAAATTCCAGCTCAACGGGCGTTGCCACTGAAATCAGGTTTTCAGGGCTTAATTTGAAGCGGTTCAGAGGGTTGTGTTTTGCCGTGCGGCAGAATTCCAGGTATTCCGTGCCGAGGCTTGCCGGGTCATCGGTGACGGCCAGCCCCACCAGATAACATTTGCCGGTGTTGGCAAAGTTCGGCTGAATTTCCATTGAGGTGTAGACCTTCTGCGCGGCCTTGTTCATCGCGATAAGGTCATCGGTCGGGGTGATTTTCGCAAACAGCGCCCATTTGCCTTTCAGCGCCGAATCGTCATCAATCTTTTCGGCCTTCAGTTCGACCACATCGCCATAACGTTTAAAAATACCGTCAGGCAGGATGCCGCGCAGATGTTCCAGGTTAATGCGGCAACCGTAGACACGCGGGTCAAAGGTTTCGGCCATTTCCTGAATATCCTGCGCACTGATGACACGCCCGTCACAGGTGTCACCCTCAACGCCGATACGAAAGAATTTTGAGACTTTTTTTGCCATTGTCAGGAGTCCTGAATAGTGATTAGAGGAGTCACATGTCGGCATCAGTTTCCCGACGATGCGCATCCTCCGCCATCAGTCCCGGATGGCTTATCACTGACACAACAGCACCTTAGCGAATCGCGGGGCGCGACTCAGTAGCCTTGCCGTGTATTCATCACGGCGAGGTATTCATGACCATCACCACAGACACCACTCTTTTACACGACCCGCGTCGTCAGGCGGCGCTGCTGTACTGGCAGGGGTTTTCCGTGCCGCAGATTGCCGCCATGTTGCAGATGAAACGCCCGACGGTGCAGAGCTGGAAACAGCGCGACGGCTGGGACAGCGTTGCCCCCATCAGCCGTGTCGAAATGAGCCTGGAAGCGCGGCTGACCCAGCTCATCATCAAACCGCAGAAAACCGGCGGTGACTTCAAGGAAATTGACCTGCTGGGACGCCAGATTGAACGACTGGCGCGGGTCAACCGCTACAGTCAGACCGGCAACGAGGCAGACCTTAATCCGAACGTCGCTAACCGCAACAAAGGCGGGCGTCGCAAACCGAAAAAGAATTTTTTCAGTGACGAAGCCATCGAAAAGCTGGAGCAGATTTTCTTTGAGCAGTCTTTCGACTATCAGTTGCACTGGTATCGCGCCGGGCTTGAGCACCGCATCCGCGATATACTGAAATCCCGCCAGATTGGCGCAACGTTTTATTTTTCCCGCGAGGCGCTGCTGCGCGCCCTGAAAACCGGCCATAACCAGATTTTTCTGTCGGCCAGTAAAACGCAGGCGTATGTGTTCCGCGAATACATCATCGCCTTTGCCCGTCTGGTTGACGTTGACCTGACCGGTGACCCGATTGTCCTGGGCAATAACGGCGCAAAACTAATTTTTCTCGGCACCAACTCCAACACCGCACAGAGCCATAACGGCGACCTGTACGTCGACGAGATTTTCTGGATCCCGAATTTTCAGGTACTGCGTAAGGTGGCATCAGGTATGGCCTCACAGAGTCACCTGCGTTCGACCTATTTCTCCACCCCGTCCACGCTGGCGCACGACGCCTACCCGTTCTGGTCAGGTGAACTGTTCAACCGGGGACGCGCCAGCGCCGCCGAACGCGTGGAAATCGACGTCAGTCATAACGCCCTTGCCGGTGGGCTTCTCTGTGCGGACGGCCAGTGGCGGCAGATTGTCACCATTGAGGACGCCCTGAAAGGTGGCTGCACGCTGTTCGACATTGAGCAGCTCAAACGTGAAAACAGCGCCGACGATTTTAAAAACCTGTTCATGTGTGAATTTGTTGACGACAAGGCGTCGGTGTTCCCGTTCGAGGAGCTGCAACGCTGCATGGTCGACACGCTGGAAGAATGGGAAGACTATGCGCCGTTTGCCGCCAATCCGTTCGGCTCCCGCCCGGTATGGATTGGTTACGACCCGTCACACCGTGGCGACAGCGCCGGATGCGTGGTGCTGGCACCGCCGGTGGTGGCCGGTGGCAAATTCAGAATACTTGAGCGTCACCAGTGGAAAGGCATGGACTTTGCCACCCAGGCGGAATCCATCCGCAAACTCACCGAAAAATATAACGTTGAATACATCGGGATTGATGCCACCGGCCTCGGTGTCGGCGTGTTCCAGCTCGTGCGCTCGTTCTATCCCGCCGCGCGCGATATCCGCTACACGCCGGAAATGAAAACCGCAATGGTGCTCAAGGCAAAAGACGTTATCCGCCGTGGCTGTCTGGAATATGACGTCAGCGCCACCGACATCACCAGCTCGTTCATGGCTATCCGCAAGACCATGACCAGCAGCGGACGCAGCGCCACCTATGAGGCCAGCCGCAGCGAGGAAGCCAGCCACGCCGACCTCGCCTGGGCAACCATGCACGCCCTGTTAAATGAGCCACTCACCGCCGGTATCAGCACTCCGCTGACATCCACCATTCTGGAGTTTTACTGATGAGCAAGAAAAAAGGGAAAACACCGCGACCTGCGGCAAAAACAATCACCGCCAGCGCCCCGAAAATGGAAGCATTCACCTTTGGCGAGCCGGTGCCGGTACTCGACCGCCGTGACATTCTGGATTACGTCGAGTGCATCAGTAACGGCAGATGGTATGAGCCGCCGGTCAGCTTTACCGGTCTGGCAAAAAGCCTGCGTGCTGCCGTGCATCACAGCTCACCGATTTACGTCAAACGTAATATTCTGGCTTCAACGTTTATCCCGCACCCGTGGCTTTCCCAGCAGGATTTCAGCCGCTTTGTGCTGGATTTTCTGGTGTTCGGTAATGCGTTTCTGGAAAAGCGTTACAGCACCACCGGTAAGGTCATCAGACTGGAAACCTCACCGGCCAAATATACCCGTCGTGGCGTGGAGGAGGATGTTTACTGGTGGGTGCCGTCCTTCAACGAGCCGACAGCCTTCGCGCCCGGCTCCGTGTTTCATCTGCTGGAGCCTGATATTAATCAGGAGCTGTACGGCCTGCCGGAATATCTCAGCGCCCTTAACTCTGCCTGGCTGAATGAGTCGGCCACGCTGTTCCGCCGCAAGTATTACGAAAACGGCGCACATGCCGGATACATCATGTACGTCACCGATGCCGTGCAGGACCGCAACGATATCGAAATGCTTCGCGAAAACATGGTTAAGTCGAAAGGCCGCAACAACTTTAAAAACCTGTTTCTCTATGCCCCGCAGGGGAAAGCTGACGGCATTAAAATTATCCCGCTCAGTGAAGTGGCAACGAAGGACGATTTTTTAATATCAAAAAAGCCAGTGCCGCAGACCTGCTGGATGCGCACCGCATCCCCTTTCAGTTGATGGGCGGCAAGCCGGAGAACGTCGGGTCGTTGGGTGATATTGAGAAAGTGGCAAAGGTCTTTGTCCGCAATGAGCTTATCCCGTTACAGGACAGGATCCGCGAGATAAACGGCTGGCTCGGTCAGGAGGTCATCCGCTTTAAAAACTACTCACTGGACACTGACAACGGCTGAACATCGCCGCCTGCGGGCGGCTTTTTTACACCCCGTCATCACGCACTCACACGCTCACCACCGCACAAAACACCCCGCAGACACACCAATGCCCCGGCGCACAATCTAAACGCTGTCACGACGCGCTCAGACGCTGAAAAAATAAAATCAGCACCACCGCCAGCGCGCAGTGCTTTCCCCGCCTCGCCCGCCCGCTTCATGGGGCGGTTTTAATGCAAATGCATTCTGGTTCCATGCATTTTGATGGCAATAGTATACGCACAAAATTTATCGGACATAACGTATGCATTTTCATGCACCGTCATGCCCCCCTTGACAATCCCATGATTTTTTAGAGCAAGCTTGCATTCCATACTGTCAAAACACATTATATACTTGGGCTTTTTATACAAGGACTTAAACATGTTAACAAAATTCTCAGGAAAAAATTACAAAGCATTTAAGGATTTCTCGTTCGAGATTAAGCCTATAACGGTGTTATTAGGAGCAAATAGCTGTGGAAAAAGCGCACTTATCAATTCACTTTTGATGTTTTCACAAACAGCAGAAACAATAAACATTTCCGAATCAGCACTAAGATTAAATGGAAATAAGGTTGGCATGGGGGAATCTCTGAATATCATCAGAGAAAAAACCCAAAAACACCTTAAGTTTTTCATTTGAAATATCAAATCAACAATCCTTGCGATACGACATTCACAAAAGCAAGCGCGATTTTATTGACTTCTATTTTTCACTTGCCAGATATTTGGGACAAGTATTAAAAAGTGCGGCATCAACAACACCCAGCAGTGATTTGATGAACAATAGTTTTAATGACACATTAAAAACTATTGATAAAATCGAATCAAACTATATGTTTAGAGACACTTACAACTCTGCACAACTTAAAGCCATTTCTGATGGTGTTTGCGAATTATTATCAAAATACAGACAACTACCTGAGGATGTTGCAAAAAAATCCCGTCCACATCTCGATCGACTAGCAGAGTTTGTTAATATTGTTTCTTTCGAAAACATTCAAAGCAGCTTAATGTCATTAGCATCTCTTAGTGCAAAAAAAATATCCCCCAAACGAATTGATTATGATTTTTGCTTTGATAAAAAATCAAACCAACTAAAAATAACCGGGTGCGCTTTTCATAATCACTTAGGCGAATGCATCACCAGCTTGGGTATATCTAAAGGGAAATTCTTTTTACGCTCTGACGTTATTAAAAGAACTCACTTAAGCAAATCCCGAGAAGAGATATCGAAGCTAATCAATTTCAATTCACTATCCCTTATAGATGAAATTCAAAACGTTAATTTCATTGACAAACACATTGTGTCCCTTGACCCATTCGCTAGTTTATTCTGCAACTATCTTGAGAAGCTAACAAAAGCATTTATCTCTGAGTTTAATGGTGTAAAAATAAATCATGTCAGCCCATTAAGGGCATTCCCTCAACGCTACTATCTTTTAGACAAGTCTATACAGCATACTTTTCTTAATGTTCTGGAAGGTAATGAACTGGCTGAGGTGTTAAAGAAAAATCCAGAAATAAAAAATAAAATTAATATTTTACTGGCAAAGTTCAATCTTGAAGTAGATGTCGTCATGGTTAATGACATCATTCATAAGATCAACATCACCCAAGATTCCATCTCTCTAGAGTTAACAGATGTAGGTTTTGGCATATCTCAGGTTTTACCTATTTTGGTTCAAGCCTATTTGTCCCCTAAAAATTCCATCACTATTATAGAACAACCAGAAATTCACTTACACCCCAAAATGCAAGCATGGCTCACTGACGCTTTAATTCACATTGCATTAAAAGAGAAAAAAAGATTTATTATTGAAACTCACAGTGACGCTCTAATCAGAAGAATCAGATTGCGTATTGTTGATACTAAATCGAGCCTTACACCAAATGATGTAATGCTTTGCAATCTTGAAAGAAAATCTGAAGATAATGTCACTAGTTTAAAAGTGATTCCTATTACCGAGGATGGAGATATAACTTGGCCTGCGGATTTTTTAGACATTGAAATTCAAGACACACTTCAAATCCAGAATTTTAAAGTTAAAAAACATCTTAAAAGTAAAGGTCTGTTATAAATGTTTTACACTCATTGTATAAGCCCTGAATTCATGGGGCTTCACATCAAAAATATGGACACTTTTATTTCGATTTTTATGGGTGTTTTAATGAATCCGAAGAACCAGATCGTTTTAGATGAGGCAGGAATAATTGAACAACAATATTTATTAAGTCTTAATAACGACAAATCAGCTTTTTTGCTCTACCAAACTTGGGAGAAAGCCATAAAATCAGACAGTTGCCAAGGTAAACTATTACTTTCTTCTCCCAATATATCATCTTCAATACATGATTATGTAGTTTCAGCTATTTCATGTGCTATAACCACAAACGACAAAACAATATTAACTGCTGATAACAATTTGTACAGCGCGGCTTTACCTGTTTTATCCAGACAAAGAATTCACTTACTGGGAATAAGTCATCTAACCCCTCAATCATCAGCAAGCATTATAGGTAAACATATGTCTTTTACAAAACTTGATTATGATATTGCCTGGTCTCTAGAGAGATTGGTTCGGCTTCATCGAAAAGGGAACACAGAGGATGACTTAAATGACTTACTCCGTGAATACTTGCTTGCGAAGGAATACGAGATAAAAGACCAAACTCGTGAAGGCATATCTACAAGTGGAAAGAGCGCCGGAGAACTTGATATTATTGTTGAGCACAACTCAAACATGTTTGCAATACTAGAAGCAATGAAGCTTAGTCAGATAAACAAGGAGTATATCACCATTCATTACAAAAAAATGCTTGTCAATTACAACCCTCTGGACGTAAAGAGATTATTCCTCATTACTTATTACGATGGAAAAAAATTCGATACTTGGTGGGATAACTACGTTGAATTTGTAAAAAGTATAGACTACACCACATTAAACCCTGAAGTCGAAAACACAACATTTGTTAACACAGAAAAGATTAACACGAACTTTGGGAATGTAAAAAAAATGCTACACCACGGTCTGGCTAATGGTGAACAATTTTCCGTCATACATTATGCAGTAAAACTGTAACTCTTATAACGTGGTGATTGATATCACCACGTTTTTATCCTAAAACAAAATAACAGAAGTTTAGTTAAAACCGCCTTTCAATTCTTTTAGATATATGGTCTACATACCAGAATTATTATTTCAGGTAATCGTCCGCATGATGAGTTCATTGCTATCCATTGCTCTATAGTTTCGGCTATCAACATATCGAACAACCTGACCTGTACTCACCAATTTGCATAAAACTGTCACACCCCAAGGTTTTTACCAACACTGAAAATAACACCAATCAGATAATTATCTATTTAGATTAACTTAGTTATCATAAATTCCATTCGGATACTGTTGAATAACCAAGCCACTCATCAGCGACCGGATACGTGAATTTTTTCCCGTCATAATTTACGGTCGCGCCACGCGCCAGCGCCTCAAGCTCCCATCGCTGCGGCCTGATACCGTTCTGAGCAAGGTCAACGCGGATACGGGTGATTTGCATTCGTTCCGACCGGGTCAGTCTGGCCGACGGTGCAATTTCATATGGTTTTAACGGGCTTCCGTTTCTTTGCTGACGGTTTTGCGTTCTCCGACCGTGTTTTAATGCGCCCCTGAGCGCCCTCACAACCTCCGGGTCATTCCATTCTATAACCCCGTCATCAACCAGATTAAGCACTGCTGCAGCGTGCTCAGACGGTGTGGGAGCCTGTAATGAAGTATCACCACCGGTGAGCTTTCCACAGTTATTGACAGGACTCCGAGGCGCGGCGATGCCGCTTTTTAAAGTCAAAGGCTCAACGACCGGCACTTTCGGCACAATGCGCCAGTCCGTGGTTCTGGTGATATGAATATGACGCGCGCCGAGATGCGGCGCGTAATTCAGCCTGTTGTTCCTGAATAAAATCTACGTTGTCCGGCATTACCAGTTCCTTTTGTCGTTCAGTTTTTTAAATTCATCAGCGCAATAGCTGGCGATTTCTGTCGTTAATTTCGTCAGTTCATCCACGGAGGAAATTTGCTTGTGAAATACAGCGCGTTTAACAAGTAAATTGACCACATCAGACAGGAGATTTAATTTATCCGCATAAATGGCTATAGTTGATTCCACCATATCCCCAGTGTTTTTATCGCGTTTAATATCAGCTAGCGACAAATCACCATTTTTCATGACTGAAATCTTCAGCCAGTTATTAAGCAATATATTTTTCATTCGCCATATGCCCTCTCCGCAGAATCAATCATTTCCCGGCCATTATCGGTAATACAGAAACCTTCTCTTGATTTGGTCACAAGCCCCCATTTCCCCATTGCTATAAATGCTTTTTCCACACGACTAGGACAGGAGCGGAAGACATCGCTTGAAGGATGTAGTGGAGTCTTGTCATCTAATTTTTTAAGTAATGAAAGTTGATAATCTGTTAAGCGTTTCCTGAACCATTTTGTATTTGTCATCTCCAACTTTCCTGTTATTTATTGAGTCCTAGATTATGGAATTTGGCAGACTCCTGACTGAGCAACTCGACTATCTCCACGCGGGATAACTCCGCCTTTGTGATGTGGCGAATCATGGCGTCAAGATGCGACGAAAAGCGCGTCGCTGCATCGGCCTGTGCTTCGGTTCTGGCCTGTTGCAGCATTAATGCGTATTTACCGCACTGATTTTCAGAAACTGTATGCATGACTTTCTCCAAGCAAAAAGAAGCCCCGCACGATTAAGTGCGTTAAAAACTTTGGTTAATTACTTAATGTAGATATTGCTCTGGTTTTACCGACGTCAGAATTGTCGGTGCATATTCAAACAGACTGAATAATTCACGTAATGCACGGAATAAAGCATCACGCCAGTAACATGACTCTTCATTAATTCGCCAGTATGGCTGATTAAATTCATTTTCTGTCAGTCGTGCGTGCATAAATAAAGTACGGCGCTGACTGACAGTTAAAAAGCTAATATATGCATACTCACTTGCACCGACCTGACGGCGTTTTGAGAATGCCCCACGCAATTCATCAATTGCACAAACCAGCCGTTCACGTTCGACGTCGTTCATTTCTTCAAAACGCATCGTTGCATGACGCTGTTTTAACTGTGCATGGAAGCAAACCGTTAGCCGTTCGCGCTCCATCATCTGATTATAATAATCACATGTCTCCTGCCAGCGAGGGACGGCAAGATGCTTACCAATTATCCGGCGCATAGTTGCTGGTTGTTTTTCAACGAGATTGAGCGTCATCACTGTCATTTCCATACCCTCCGGCTTTTCAGAAAGGTCAGAGCCTTTTTTAACGGACTCTGTTTTTTGGTGCGGATAATGATTCCCTTACGCCCCTTACCGTGGGTAATGGTGAAGTCAATCGCCCTGGGGCTTTCGTTACGCAATAACTGAGCAATACAACGAGGCTCGTTCATCCTTTCCACCTTAAGCCGCACGGCCATGTCTTGATTTGCTGTAACTAATGCGATTTTTCCAGTCATGCCATTCTGTCGGAGCTTCATCAACTAGTTGGGCTGCGTACTTGTCCCACTCACGGCGATTAATCCATAACTCAGCATGACCGCCCGGCTTTAA